GTTCATGCAGCTGCATGCCGGTACTCTCGGAGCACTCGAGAGTAAGAGGAGGTTCTGGTACAGTACGCACACGAAGTCATACTGTATGTCGTCCCAGTGGGAGGAGATCAAGGATGGTGACGCCCGAGGGTACACCCAGCCTACGCCAGAGGACCCGGATCCCGAGGAGGATGAGAAGAGTGTCATCAACAAGATGCGCGAGCTGTGGCAGTTTGTCTACGACAACGGCCGGCAGTTGCCGCAATCAACCGTGCTGAGTGGCACGTGGGAACGGTGCAAAAAGCTGATCGGAGAGAAACTCCCGATTACCACCACCACGGAACACGCACGTGTTGCGGCGCTTGCGATCGACACGCGTCTTAACGACACATCGTACATCAGTCCTCCACCAGGCCTTGAAATGGCCCCAGTAGCGCTGCCATCTGCTCAGGCAGTCGGCGCAGTGACCCATACTGTCACTATCCACAACTCTCAAGACAAAGCGTCGGTTGTTGCCGCGCTTGAGGGGAGGTCTACCGCTAAGAAATCCGTTTTCGCGGACGCCGATGGGGAGTACCCCGAGCTGGTGTTTAAGAAATCTTCTAATGCGGCCACTCGCCTCAACAAGTTCTGGAGAAAGTTCAATCTTGAGTGTCTCACCGACGCCGCGATTGAAGCAGCGTATCACAAGCTTTACGCGGACAAGGATTTCAAGGAAATCGCCATGTCCAAGTTTTCGCAAGATGACATCGCCGCCATTCAAACGGAACTTCAGACCACTACGAGTGTGGAGAAACTGGGCACACGCAAAGCCAACGGGAAGCTCGAGTCAGTAGTGAAGCAGGGCAAACCAGCCCGACTTGTGGTGGACAACACGCTTCAACTACTCGCGATCAACATCATTTCCACTGGGATCTTTCTGCATGTCCTATTTGATCACCAAGAGGGTATATTCTACAAAATGTCAATCAAGCATCGCGCCAGGGAAGACGTCCTCGACGGCTTCGGCAAGATGATGAAGGACCCCTTCGGTGATAAAAAGAGGGCAGTCGATGGGATAGCGCCACGCGTCCCCGACACTTGTTGCTGGGAAATCGACCAGACGGGCATGGAGCTCCATGAGCGATGTAGTAAGCAAGGAGAAGGTTTGTTAGGCTATACTTACAACTCCTTGCTACGTATTAACCGTCATATCAGCCACAAACTGAACGGTGAATTCACTGGCTTACATGAAGCTAAGATAGTTCACGATGTAAAGACGGGAATGCGACTGAGATTTCGCATGAAAAACCCTGACGTCCCTAAGGAAACGTGGTTTACCGCGAAATTCCCGGACATGTATCTTGACTCGGGGTGGGCGCTTACTAGCGGCGTCAATTTCATGAATGAGCTCAGCGGGGTTTTCAGCAGTATTGTTGAGAATCCTGAGCATTT